ACACTATAAAAGTATATTGGGCACCAGTTCATCACGGTATAAATAATCCCCCAAGAGATTTTAATATGTTTTATTATGACATAGAATCGTTGCTTGTCTATCTTAATAAGAATAAAGCCTTGACAGAAGATAAAAAGAATACCTTTTTAAGATGCCCTTCATTTATTAATTTAAATAAAAATACTTTTATTTTAGAAAACCCTTTAAAAAGTCATATAAAAATAGAAGGTTCAAAGATAGTTCCAGTAGTACAAAGTAATATAGGATTTAATTTTGATCACGAACCATCTATATTTAAAAACCCATTAATTGTTTATGACATGAAGTGGGTATTTTTTACAGAAGAAGATGAATTAGAGATGGAGTTAACATCTCCTTATTTTTCAAATGCCCCACATATGCAATACGGATCAATAGTTCCTGGAGGCTTTGACATAGGAAAATGGTTTAGGCATATAGCCCTTGAGTATAATTTATGGAATGATGGAACAGAAATGAAAATAGACAAGGGAGAGCCACTAGCATACGTGTCTTTTAAGACAGATAAAAAAGTTGAATTAGTTAGATTTAAGATGAACCTAGATCTAAAAACATATGCTCAGAGTGCTGCCAACTCTTCTAAATGGGAGCCAATGGTTCCTTTAGTTGAAAGGTATGAAAGATTTAAAAGAACTAGGATGAAAAACTTAATAATGAAAGAAATAAAAGAAAACATACTTGACAATAATAATAGTAAATGATAGTATAGATACCTAACAGATTGGATATATATGGCACTTCATAATCACTTACTAGTAAACGGATATGTACTTTTACCGCCAACAGAAGAAAAGACAACAATTGACTGGATGGCACAACTAGTACAAGATATAGATATGAAAGTTATTCAAGGACCATTTGCCTCTTATGTAACAAAAGAGGGTAATCGTGGTTTAACAGCAGTTGTAATGATTGAAACATCACATATTGCAATGCATGTATGGGATGAAGAAGATCCAGCATTCTTACAATTTGATCTTTACACATGCTCAACACTACCTGTTGAAAAGGTATTAAAAAACTTAGAAGATACATTTGGATTACATAATTATCAAAGTATGGTATTAGAAAGAAGTTCTGGATTTAAAGTTATTGCTAGAGAAGATTGGAATGTAGTCGGTTAATGGAAAAAGACTACACAGCACCAGATTGGTCAAATCTAGAACAACATAAAATTTTAATTGAATCAGAATTAAAAGCAAAGATGGATTACTTTGACTGGCGTGATCTTGGAGTTTCTAATGGTTGGATTTCACAGCCTTTTTGTGATACACATGATTCTGGATACATGACAGATGAAGAAGAGTTAGCGTGGGAAAACGGAGAAGATCCATGCATGATGGTCTTTAGAATTTGGGAAGACAAAATAGAAACAGATTCTTATCAACAAACTATTTTTGATGAGTAATTATGGATAAATATTTATTGCTAGACTTTTGGGCACCTTGGTGCAGTCCTTGTAAATTGATGAATCCAATCATTGATGAGATAGAGAAAGAGTATGACCTTAAAGTACAAAGAATAAATGTAGATGAGGATTCAGCAATGGTACAGCAATATAACATAACAAGTGTTCCAACATATATCTTACTTAAAGATGATGGTGAGATAGTAAATTTTGTTGTTGGAGCGAAGGCAAAGGTTGGCTTTGTCAAACAACTAGGATTGGACAATCTATGATAATCGATTTAGAACCGTGGGAATATGAACATGCATATCAAGTTGGGGTAAGAAGATATACAGAAAATTGGAATAAGCAAGATGCTTCATACTATAATAAATCTAGCATGGAAGAAGATAGAAATGCTCAGGTAGCAGCAGCCATATGTGAACTTGCTGTTGCAAAATATACAAACCAATACTGGCATGGATCGGTTTGGGATGGACGTAAACATAAGAAATATAAAGGGATGCCAGACGTTGGTAATAATATTGAAGTTCGGCGAGTAAGAACTCAGTCTGGACCTGCAGTGCGAGAAAAAGACCTTGATCGTAATCTTGTTATTTGGGGTGCAGAACTTGTAGACCCAGAGTATCGTAAGGTTAGATTACTTGGTTGGATAGATGCACAAAATGGATATGATATTGGAATCCAAAAAACAGGGTATAAAGTAGTTCCAAAAGAACTATTAAATAAAGACTGGACAGAAGAAGAAATAGATGTTTAAGTTCGGCGAAAACAGTACAAATGCTTCCTAATCTAAGTCCCTTAGAAATAAGCCTAGCATTACTAGGTTTTAGCCTATTGACAATAACTATCCTTTTGACTATACTTGATTATACAAATAAGGGTAAGCATATAAATAGGAAAGATTGGTAGTTATGTCTAGATTTTATGATAAAGATTTTAATCCTTTATTCCCCGATGATAGCGATAGTATTTCTGACATGATAAGACAAGATAGAGATGCACAGGATGCTAAGTTTGATAGGATTATTAGGGAGTCTTCTCATCGCAGAGAGATTATGATGGCACAAAAGATTATTGATGAGAATACCCTTTGCTTATCAGGTGTAGATCCTTGTGAGTCCTGTCAGAAAGAACTTGATAACCAATGACAGAGTTTCATCAACCAGACAAAACTCCAGAAGACATCCAGGACATCCTAAGAACAAATCGGGTAGATAGAGATATAGCAGACCAAGACTTTGCTTCCTATATTAAAAGATATGTAAAAGATAATGACGAGATTCTTACTGCCATTGGATCTGACTATGATGAAACAGGAATACCTTATTGGCTTAAATGGAAAGAAGAACAAGAAGATGATGGTGGGTTAGCCCAAAGGGGATACAACTCAAAACAAATCGAGGGTAGAGACAATGTCTGAATTTTATACTGTCTTAATGGCTATGAAAGAATATGAAAAAGAATTAGAATATAATAGTGATCCATCTGTAAGGCATTATATAAAGGCAGTTAATACTGTTATGAATGACATGCAAGCCTATATAGACTATTTATTAATGGATGAAGATAGTATTGATGGGGACGATATTAAGCCTTAATGTGGATCATAGAAAGTAATAAGGATAAAGAATATACTCAGGCTAGATGCTATGCCTGCGGGTATACAATCAATGCAGATCTATTTACTAGAGATAATTTAACAATGATAATGGAAGCACATAAATGCAAATTTTCGGGGTAGATATAAGGACCTTCTTAATCCTTTATATAACTATATGAACAATAGAACTAATGAAGATATATTCCTATTCTGGTTTATTATATGCATATCTATGACTATATTAGGCTTTTTAATTACCCCGAAATCAAAATAAAATAGAACAATATTGTACTAAATATGTTATAAGATATAAATATATAGAAAGATATGGAATAAAATGGAGGGAAATGGGAGATTGGGCATCTGCGGCCCTTATCGTAATCCTATAATACATGCCCCCCTATCATAATATTTATAATATGTCAATAGTTTTGGGCATATATTTATATATTCGTAATGTTTTTATGCCCATTTATTTTCCATAATTCTGGGTATATTTTAATAGATTCTTAATACTTTTTGATCAATAGTATATAGATAATAATAGATAATGTTAGATAATTTTATATACCCGAATATTTATTTATATTGAATCAAAATATATAGGTCCTTTACATGAAGGACTATATTCAATAGCACTTTCTACCGCGACTTTTAATCTTCTATTTATATCTTTGTACCCGCGGGTTGTGTATAGGGATCCAAAGGCTATGGTGCCGCCGCTGCCTATGGCGCCTTCCGTAATCTCATTGAGTTGGAAGTCAGAGGAGTCAAATTCAAAGAGGCGGCCCCTAACGGCTATCAACGCCAGGATGCCGCCATCCTTATCATCGGCGGGGGAAGTAGAAGGAGAATATATACCTATAGCATTCTTAAATACTTGACAAAATTTAGTTCTTAAAAATTTAGTTAACTCTTTTCCATTATATCCAGAAGGATCTGGAAGATCAATACTATGTAATAATTGTCCTAAACCAGTTTCACCTGCATACCCTATTAAATATTTTCCATTCTTTTGTATCTTAGGATCAATAATAGATATCATAATACTTTCATCGGATGCCCCGCTATCTGCGGCCATAAAAACTTTTCGGGGGGTAGAAAGATTATCCACTATTCCTACTATACAAGTCATACTATATACACCTTTTGATTAAAATATATTTATATCAATAATACCATCTATATGACTTATAGTCAATATATGGATATATATCTATAGTTCTTAATACTATTCTGGGAATTATATATACCCCTTCTTAATACTTTTGGGGATTTATCTATTGACTTCTTAATGGTTTTATGGTAGGATCTCGGGCGCCCGCCGCCCCCGAAGGGGCAGGAGATCGTTAGTCCTCTGTGTCCTCATCCCGATAAACGGACTCAGACCATAGGTCGTCAAGGTTAGCGTAGTCTTTGTTTGTGTCTACCTCTAGCAGTTCACACATTAACGAATAAGTCTCGTCAATAATCTCTTGACCATTATTCTTTAAGTCAGCCATTTCAGAATTTACAGAGATAGCCAAAGGAACACCTAAATCGTTATAGGTAATAAAATCAGCGTGTATTTTTTCGTCCATACACTTTTTAGCAAACTCCTCTATAATCTGACACTTAGTTAATGTATTCATTTCTAACTACCTTTCCGTCTCTAGTCGCATATTCTTTCTTGTCCCTCGACACTACCATAGTTTCCTCTGATATGTCAAGACCTTTTCTTTCAATCTGGTAATTTATGCCGTCTGCCAAGTTTTTAGCATTAGCAACAATCCCCAAGTGCTGGTTCGTCAAATGGTCAGGAATATCAAATTTCCATTGGTTAAGTGATATCCGACTATCAGATAGAACATTAATGATAAGCCTTGCAATTTTTTCTCCTGAGATAAACATTTGTCCACACCTTTTCCTCTTAGTAGTTTAGCATTTTTGCTAGAGCCTGTCAAGACTCTAGCCATCATATTCTTCGATCATTACTATCTTTAAATAACTACCATCTGCAACAGAGATAGTCTTAGTATCTTCATAGTTATCTAGGACAATAATATCCCACCCCTTCGGGGTATCTAGAAGATTAATAACTTGAAATACTTCATCTTTAATCTTAATTAGATCCCCTACTTCTAGGTAATTAACTAAGATAGTATCTACAACTTTGTATTCATCCATTGTTAACATTGTACCCTCCTATTCTTTGTCTAGTTGTACTTCTACGAAATAATTATCATCATATGGTTTTTCTGTAATAAAATACCCGATTCTATTTACAAAAGACCAACTGTTAGTGATTGTGGGTTCTCCATCATCACCGTCTAAATACGTCCATATACGGTTTGGGTCCTGCTGGCCAATAGCAGCCACATGGTCATACTCAGCACCATAGGTCTCAAACATAAGACCACCTGAACCATCGTTAAAGGAAGCATTACTATCTAGATGGTTTACCATTGGTTTAAAATGGTGTTCCCATTCTTCTATAGTTAGTATTACTTTGTTATAGTTAGGTGAGTCTGGATTAAGATCTGGGTCCAAACAACTACACAACTCGTTGCCACAAAAATTACAGCAGTCTTCGAATTCTTCACTCACTGCCATCATCCTCGTATTGGAAGTCGATTCTGCATTCATCAAGTGCTCCGTCAGCATATTGAATGTGGTCCAAGTAATTCATATCCATGTGGTCCTGAATTGCTTGCTCCAATTCATCAGTGTCATCGAAGTCAACCATATCTGCAAACTCTGGATAAATATCCTGAATCTCTTCAGCAGACAAAGTTACAGTTGACCACATCTGAAGATGTAGTTCTACTTCATTAATCACTTTAGCCATTTTGTTCTTCTTTCCATTCTGTTAGTTTGGTTTGTGCTCTTTCCCAATTTAATCTGTGCCATTGAATATCATACAACAGATTGGACACTTCTACAAGTGCGTCCATTCTTGCACACATGATATCCAATTCTTCTTTTGTCCAAGTAGGCAAGTCCATTCGCCATGATAGGTCAGCAAGAAGTATCTTTAATCTACCTGATAGTATTTCATCAGTAGATATATTGTATTTAAAGAATGCATGTAACTGTGCTAATTCTTTATCTTTATCTTGTGTTTCTTCTACCATGCTGGCTCCAATCCAAATGGTGGGGGTGGTACGGCTTCTTCCCATTGAGAGTCTACTTCACCTTCAACAACTTTGCAACCCTCTGGCATGGGTTCGCTACCAAAGTATGCGTCATAGGCTTTATAGGCTGTTTCTTCATCTGGTGCTTCTATGTGATACCAAGTACCTGATAGGACATTAAACTTAGGCATTAGTAACCTGCCTTACATTCTGAGTTGTGACCAACAGTAAAGTTGCAACCACATACCCAATGGTGACAATTACATTTGTCTGACATTATTCCTCCACCTTAATCATATAGGCTAGTACTTCTAGACTATTACAATTAACACAATCACAGTCTCCCACATGACCCTCTACCTTGTCAAGCATATCTGTAAGTATTTTTGAGATGGGGGTATCTAGATCAAAATCCATAATGTCCCTCTCTAACATAAAATGAATAAGCCTGGGCAAATCTATTCCATACTCTTAATCCATTACAATTTTTACAATAAAATGATCCTGGAATATCTGAGCATTCCCATTGACAATTGTCACCTTGTTTTGTATCATACCAACAAAGATCGGTTACCATGATTGTGTTCCTGTTCTCATATACCATTGGACATAACATATATTACATCTCATATAGGCTTTGAATTTACCTAAGTCTGTGTTACAATCTAAACATTTATAATCACTCATTAGCAAACCTACTTTCTAGTTCTGCCATAATATCTTGTTGCCATTGTCTATGTATGCCATCTGTGTTAAAATCCCAAAACTCCATGGCTTGGTCATGAACAAATCTAGTTACATCCATCCATGCAGTTTCACCCTTAAAAGTCTTAGCATGATAACCATTTAATCTAACTTTATAATCAGCCCAATAATCTTCGGGGTTGACAAAAACTTCTAATCCATTTTTACTATATATACTTT